GCAAAGACCATAGATGTTGTTAGCGAAGGCAATAGCGCAACTGAATATAATATCGTATTCACAAATACATTGAGCAATAGCACATTGTATGTTGATGATTATGGCAATACCATAACTGTAGTACCAAGCACAGGTACCATAAAAGCGCAGTATGCCGATGTTGATTATGTCATCAATGGTGGTGGCGAAGAGATGAAACTTGATTTCGCTACAGACACTATACAGTTCAATGTGACTGGTCAAAGCAATGCATTAGTCATAAGCAACACAGTCACTACAGGCGTCAATATAACTGCTACAGGAAATCTAAGAACAAATGCAAATGGTATCGCATTGGGTGCTAACGCAGGTAATGGCGGACTTAATACTGCTGCCTTTCCTGTATTGATAGGTTTCAATGCTGGTGCTAATATCGCAAGTGCAGGTAATGTCATCAAAATAGGTGGTAATGCAGGTTTCAATAGCGGTGGTGGTAATGGTATTGCTATAGGTTTCAATGCAGGATATGATCTTGCACAGGCCGCTACAGTCGCTATCGGTAACAACGCAGGTTATTCTAACCTAGGCGCAGGTGCTATAGCGATAGGTCGTAATGCCGCATGGAATAGTAATGTCACAGGTAGTAGTAATAATATCGCTATCGGTAGTTTTGCGCAACATGTAACAGTAGCAAATACCACTGGTGTCATTGCTATAGGTCGTCATGCAGGTAATAACGCAAGCAACAATAGCATCATTATTGGTACTTATGCTGGTAATACATTAGGTAATGCTATAGGTGCAAACAGCATAGCCATTGGTAGTAACGCAGTAGCAAATAGCGCGGCTGCAAACAGTATCACATTGAATGCTACAGGATTAAGTTTAGCAAGTGCTACAACAAACGCATTCTATGTCAATCCAATAAGACAAGCAACTAGCGCCAATATATTGTTTTATGATTTCACTACAAAAGAAGTAAGCCATCAGACAAGTTATAATCTAAGCAATATCAATGCCGCTAATGTCACAGGTACATTCAGTAATATCAGTAGCAATGGTAATATACAGATAACAGGAAATGGTAATATACAGATAACAGGAAATGGCAACATATCAACTACTAATGGTGGTATGAGCGTTGTCAATCAAGATGTTGCCAATGTTACACAAAGTTTGTTCGTTCAAAATTATAATAATGCTAATGCTTTTACCGGCGCATGGACATCATTCAGAGCAAGAGGTACATTAGCAAGCCCATTACCTGTACAGGCAGGTGATAATGTCATGGTATTCACTAGTGCAGTTCGTGCTGATAGTAGCAATACATTCGTCAAGATCGCAGATATCATAGCCAATGTCAGCGACAATGATGGATTAGGTAATGTCAGCGGTGCTATCGCATTCGAAGCAAAAGGTAGCAATAGCCAAGTAAGATTCGTCACACCACAGATCGTCTTTAACCAAGCAAACTATGCAAGTAGCGCAATATTGAGTGGTAATGGTAATCTGCAACTGAATGGTACATTAACTGCTCAAGTTGCAAATATCGGCGGCAATATCAATCTATATGCTAATGGTGAGATTAATACTACTGGATTGATCACTACCACAGGAAACATCAATGCCAATAACGCAAACATCGGCAGTGGCAATATCATATTGCATAGCAATGGTTATGCTAACGCTAATACTATAACTGCATTTGATGTTGTCGCCAATACTGTCACAAGCGCATGTGTAGCCAATGTCAAGATGACTTTCTTTGGTAATGGAATATTCTTTACTGATCAAAATCTAAATTCAGCATTCCAAATATCAAATAGTGGATCTTTCACTAATCAAACATATAGTGTCACTAAGCAAGTCGAGACTGCTGTATTACCGCAAGCATTCTATAGCACAGCATACAATAATGCTAATATACAGACTGCGCAGATCAGTTGCTGGCGTGCTAGAGGTAACAGCACTAGTCCATTAAGGACGCAAGCAGGTGACTATGTTGGACATTTCCCATATGTCATGTATGCTGATAGCGGTAACACTTTTGCTAAGTTGGCAGATGTCACATACCGTGTAAAAGATAATGATGGTGCGGGCAATTTCAGTGGTGCGGTATACAACGATATACGCGGTGCTAATAGCCAGATCATCAATATCGCAAAAGAAAACATATTCACATTAGATAATACGACAGCAGTACCAAACGCAACGATCTATGGTAATGGTTATATCAATACTAACAATCGCATAGAATACTTGCGTACATATGGTGGATTCTACAATCCAAATGATATAGCGACAACTGCTAATACAGTAGCAAATCTTGATCTACCAAACACTTATGACGCAAATGGTATAAGCATAGTCAGTAATAATCAAATCACTATACAAAGAACTGGAACTTATAACATACAGTTTAGCCTACAAGTCAAGAATACTGACAATGCTAGCGATCATGATATAGATGTTTGGTTCGCAAAGAATGGAACTGATGTAGCAAATAGCGCAAGTCAATGGACTGTGGTAAAGAATGATGGTAAGAATATCTGCGTTGTGAATTTCGTAGATACAGTCACAAGTGCTAATGATTATTATCAGATACGCTATGCGGTAAGTAGCGCAAATGTCTCATTAGAAGCATTTGGTAACATCACGACACCATATACTAGACCAGCGATACCAAGTGCTATCGTAACAGTAGTACCAGTAGGTGCATAAAGGAAATGTCAATGCTAGAAACAATAATGGCTTTTATCAAATCATTGCCCACATGGTTGGGCGCAGTAGCAGAAGTATTGATCGTTGCTATCATATTCATGACTGCCATGACATTCCTCGCAGGAATATGGTGTGGCTTGCGTATTATTGGAAAGAGGGCAAACAGTATAGCAGAGATACAGTTCTTTCCACCCAAGATCATTTTTAAAGAATCTGATACTGTTACAGTAGACTTTATCGATCACAAGACTAAATAAGTTTGTAGGGTGTGCGCTTTTCCAATATGTTGAGTGCTAAATCCGTTCTATCAATTAGACTAAGCCATAGTCTATATCCGTATAGCACACCCTACTCATAGATATGGAAATGCCCACTTTGTGCGATCTGTGGGCTGAGATCAAATAGCCTTGCAACATCTTTGAGAGATTCTCCTTAAAGGAAAAGTCTTGGGGCTACAATGCACGACTGAATTAGTTGCCCGATTTGTGCGCCTTCGGGTCCGAGATTACAAATGATCAGCATTATATGGAAAAGACTGAGGTACTGATCAGATACACGAATTAATTATATAGCATTCAAGGACAAGTGTAAACATTTCCGGTAACATTGTCACGCCAAAAACTTGCACGGTTATTGGCACACTTACTTTTTTGATTGGCACGACCAACTGCACCTGCAATGACACCAACTACCACTATGGTGCCAACTGTAGACAATAATTTTTTATTGTCTACATTACTGGTGTCAACACCATTGACATTACCTATAGTCGCACAACCTGACAGATACAGGACACTTGACAGTATTGCGATATTGCGAATCATTTTACTAACTCCAAATAAGTGTAAACGCCCTGATCTTTAAGTGCTTGATACTTTGCTTGCCAGATTTTAACTTGCTTGCGAGTACCTGCGACATAATTTTCAGTTTTTGCGATAGCATGAATCATAGTCTGTGTCATGTCAACATAACCCGGACCTGCATGTACATAGTTAGCAAGAGCAAGTTTGCGTTGTTTGAGGTCCAAAACTTCTTGTCTAAGCATTGCTTTTAATTTACGGACCATTGCTCTAGTCAAATTTGCTTCAGTAGCAGGTTCGTTACGGCCTAGAAAATCTTTATTACCTGTGTAATCAGATTTTGTATTGCGAAAGAAATCACGCACACGATGTTTGTAGCCGGGATGTAGACGAGTGCCGAAATATTTTGGAGCCTTGTTAGCGAAAATATATTCAGCATTAGTAGTGTCAAATGTCTTCCAACCTGTTTCAGGACACTTTTCTAAGTCAAACAAAACGAACTTGTATTCTTTAGTAACAATCTTATGATCAAACATAAATCACCTCAGTCAAGTTAAACAATAATGATAGTATAGCAAACAACAGATCAGATGTCAACACCTGATCTGTTGTATTTTTGCTACATTTATTGATTACGCTCACGCCACATTTTAGCACGAATCGTGATCAAGTCACTTAAAATGTCTACGCCGTTTTCTTGAGCAGTAGAACGATCATAGTGTTCGTCAATATACTTTTGACCTTCATCACTACGAATCCAATCAAGCAATTCTTGTTGAAACTCAAGCACTTTTTGTGAATCAGACTTTTTCATAAATCACCTCAGTCAAGTTAAACAATAATGATAGTATAGCGTACAACACACACAAAGTCAAGCCTCATGTGTGTTGTATTTTTGCTACATTATTGCATAGCAGCCGGCATTTCTTCGTCCCAAGCATCAAGATCAATAAAACTTAGTGAACTTGGCGAGTCATAAGTCTTAATTACATCATCTAAAAAAGCCTGAAACTGTTCTTCAGATTGATCCGTAACATAAGTCTTAAGCAATTCACTTTGTTCATTATAAAGTTTAATGATCGTAGTCGTTGCAGTATCTTCAGCAGTAAACATCAAATTCATAAATCACCTCAGTCGTTTTAGTTCGTAGTCAATATCGACTACAGATACAATTATACAGATATACAGGCCTAAGTCAACCTCTAAAAATCGTTAAAAATCAACAACTTACAATGCCGGCGTCGTAAGTCATTGATTTATATAGGCTTTTTTTCCGTATTTTTTTACATTTTTTCTGTTGTATTTTAACAACATCGTAAGTTGTTGATTTATATAGGGTTTTTCCTGAGGCATCGTAAGTTGTTGATTTATATAGGGTTTTTATTGTTGCGAAAATACAACGAAAAAAAGTTGAAAAAACGCTTGACATTGCCCCTGTCTTTTAGTAATATAGTCAATGTAGCAAGTTCGCTACGACATTTGACTGAGAGACAATTATGAACTATGTTTATTACGGCATGACTTTTGCGGGCAACAAACAGTTTCGTGACAACATCATGCAACAAGATGAATTTGTTGCAAAATATGGCAAGCCCAATGCTAACGGTTGGGTCAAAATCAATGACGAACTGTACAATGTATATTTGATGAATTTTTCATTACATGAAACTATGAAGTTTGCTGTACAGTATCGTGAATTGTTCATCAGTAATGGATTTACTGAAATCTAATGTAGCAAAAATACAACAGATCAGGTATTGACATCTGATCTGTTGTTTGCTATACTATCTATGTTGAGTTGATAAACAAACTGACTGAGGTAATTATGTCAAAATATGTGAAAAAAAATGCATATGTAAGTCATAAAGACAAACTAGAAGGCCAAACTGTTATATATTGGGCCAAACATTACAAAGTGTCCAAACAGCGCATCTATCAACGATTAGAACAATGGGGCACGGTCCATTATTCTGAAAGGCCCCCGGGTCGTCCCAAAAAAATTATTATAGAGCATACAAAGGCTTGACATCTGATCTGTTTTTTGTTAATATATGTACTGTAGCAATGTCGCTACGAATTTGATGACTGAGGTGATTTATGTTTGCTAATCGTTCTATGTATATCGATCTTGATAATGACGAGTTGATTGATCGCATGAGCATGTTACATGCTGAACTTGACGGCGATCTTGATGACACTAACGACAATGTTAGTTATGTGCTTGACAACATCGAATGCATCGTTGACATTTTGCGTGAGCGTGTCAACGAAGCAAATAGTGAAGATATAGAATAAGTATCTCCTGCGCAATTAACAATCAACAACACTCTTGGTCCGTAGTGTGCGCTCAAACGGACCGTCTTATTCATTTTGGTAAATAAGTGTATGAACACATTTAACGATTTATTTACAACTGAGGACACTTACTGGTCCAGCATGGACCATGGTCCAAAATATGAGATCGCATTTCTGATCAGCGATCAGCATATGATATCTACAGGTGGTATTGGGCAATTCGCAAAGTATTTCTACGAGACTTGTCTAGACTTGCGTGTTCGTGTGCATTTCATATTAGACAAAGAGCCCACAAAAGACTTTCACAAAGTTTTTGACAAAGCAGTATTTCATTTTCCGGATAATCCAATACCATATACTGTACATCAGAATGAGTATGTTTTTAATGACACGCTCAATATGTACAAACAAGCCAATTTTCATACTGCATTAGTCAAAGCAAAAAAATCACTACAGAAAGACTACGATCTATACATTTGCAATACAAATGAGAGCATTTTACCAGCATATAGCGCAGGTTGTAGCCCTCTCGTAATTTATACACATTTATACAAACATATACACAAGACTAGTCATCCCGGCAAGTTTAGTCATTATTTTCACAATATCGTAGATACATTGAGCAATCTACCAAATGTGCATGTCGCTACGCAATCACATTACAATAAAGAATTATTGGAACAACATCATAAGAATGTGTTCGTATTGCCTATAGGTCTTCCAGATATTAATTTTCTAGATCACTATGACAGATCAAACACTAATGGCGTATTGTTTGTAGGTCGTCATGAAGATGGTAAAAGGCCAGAAAAATTTTTAGAGTTTTGTGCAGAAGCACAAGTGCCCGTAAAAATCATGACTAGCCCAAAAAGCGCAATTAAATTTAAAAAGAAATGCACAGAAATGGGTTTGGTACATGATGTCAGACATAGTTTGATCGGGCAAGAAAAACTTGACTTCATGTTGTCGAGCAGTATATTATTGAATGTAAGCAAACATGAGAGTTTGAGCATGGCTACATTAGAATGTATTGGGCATATGCCTGTGTTGACATTAGATGATCAGCCCTGGACCAACTATTTCGATCAACGATATCTGATAACATGCAACAAGAAAAACATTGTTCAACAAGTGAAACAATACCATGATAGACCTTGGACCAACGACTTTTTTCCCAAGACATGGTATCAGAATGGTAGTCTTGAATATTTGAATAGTTTGGAATATCAAGCAAGAGATGATTTTGAATTTATGTTAGATAGATTGTGCAAATGATAAATAAATGTGTAGACGAAATGGTGTCTACAAGATTTTCTCTTATTGACATTTGAGAACATCTCCTAATGTACCAACAGACTGCCCATTTTTAGCGAGTGGGCAGTCATCTTACGCTAATAAGAGTTGTTATGTTAGAACCTAATTAGGAGTGTTTAAGTTAAGTGTTCAATCATATAGGAGAAACAAATGAACAAATACAACGATGGTCTCAACAACGAGACTGAAGTCCAGGTCATATCTACATATCGTAGACCATTATCTCAAAAGACGCAAGACATCATTCAAGATTTAGGTGTGCTTATTGGCGAAAAAAACGCTAATTCGAATTTGAATTCGAACTTGAATCTTAATAAGAACTTGAATAAGAATACATTTCACCCCGAGGGAGAAAATGATTTTGCGCCAGAGGCGCAATTATTTCCTGAAAACCGGGGAGTGGCAGAGCCAGAGAGAAATAATGTTTTGGGCTTTGAGAGTGTAATGGCAGCACAGCCCAAACCTGCGAAACATGGCTTTCGCAGACTGAGTTATAACGACAAATACACAGAGATCAATGTGCAGATCGGTAATGTCAGAGATGAAGGTCGTGACATGCGTTGCCGTGTCTATGTGTCATTGAAAGAAGAGAACGACAAGAAATATGGTATATTCTTGAGCGGTGCCGCTACAAGTAGCAAGAAAGAACTGATACGCGGTGCAAAGCAAAACAAGCATGTGTTAGATGTCATAGAGCATTTCAAGACTAGATTTCCAGAAAGCATGATAGCGAGATTGCATTATAAGCCAGTCAATGGATATAGCACAGATTTTCATAAAAAGAACCTCAAGTCAGCCATATTGTGTGTGCATGAGAAAGATGGTATATTGTGCGCTACATTCTATCTGTTAGGTGAATTGATAGAGATAGAACTCAATCAAGAATTATCTAAAAAGCAAAAAGAATATTATAGCGCCGCAGGCATCTATAGAAATGACTTTGATCAATTCATAGATGACGAGGAACTAGAATGAAACGCTATAATGAATATATGTACACCAAACTGAATTTTGGCAAGTACAAAGGTTATTTCGTCAAAGACATACCTGAGACATATCTAGTATGGGCTATACAGAACATCAATGATGTTGGTATAGCCACTATGTTGAGCATAGAATATCAGAGGCGTCATAAGGAGAGCCGCAAATGAACAAATTAAAGATTGGTTATAACCATAAATCAACAAAAAGCAATAACACATATATCAGTATCAATAAACAAGACAATGATACCTTTTATAAAAATGTCTTGGCTATCAATGCATATATGCAGGAACTTGCATTAAGCAATGATCCGGACATCAAAGACTTCATAAAATGGTGGCGTGGTACTGACAAGAAATATCCATATAACAAACGACTAGGCAAATACAACACGCCTGAGACTATGATGGCAGGACTGATAAACAATGTGTTATATGGCAATCAGCGTGACTTATCAGTAGAGCAATTACCATTCTATGAAGAGATCACTAACATATGCGCAGAAGTCATAGAAGAATTGATAACAGTCAAGAAACTAGACTTGCAACCAGATTATGATATCATTGGTGTGCAGTTTGGGCTAGAGTTTTGACCAAATTCTATAAATATCTATGTGAAGAATGGTAAAGACCCAATACAGAGAAAAAGCGGTAGCATGACAGGTGGGGTCAATCATGCAGATAAAAGCCAACTCAAAAAAATAAACAATCTAACATATAAGCCCGATGTACCAATCACGCCTAAAGGCAAGTTATACATGCGTGTCAAAGGCGTTTGGGTGTTCAAGGGCACATTTTGCATGTCATGCCATACTACCATGGTTAATCAAATAGTGATCGATAACCATCATTATATCTGTAATCATAACAAACAAAAACACACAGGTACTGACATAGACTAAATAATTGCATGAACAATTTACTTGATGCAAACAAAACCATTGACACACTCAAACTTAGATTCTATAACGAATGGCTATATGCCAATCACATATATGATGAGGGTGAGAGTGGATATCACAAAGAACTCACAGCCAAGGTCGTTACTGATCACATAGACCCACTCAAACTAAAACTAGACAGCAAGATACTTGATCTAGGTTGTGGTCCAGGATATTTCCTAGATGAGATGAAGGTTCGTGGTTACACAGATGTTGTGGGAGTCACATTGAGCCCAGGTGATATAGCATTATGTGAGAGCAAGGGTCATAAGATCAAGCAATATGATCTAAGTTTCTTACCACAGGTAGATGGATACTATGATGAGAGCGTAGACTTCATATTCCTACGACATGCATTGGAACATAGCCCATATCCCATATTCAGTCTCATGGAGTATAATCGTGTACTCAAGCAGAATGCTAAGATATACATAGAAGTACCTGCGCCAGGCTGTGAACGCAAACATGAGTTCAATCCCAACCATTATAGCATATTGACTAATGATATGTTGGTAGCGTTACTATATCGCACAGGATTCACTATAGACACATTCAATGATCTAGAATTCACATTGAATCTACCTAGCGAAAACAACACATATAAGCCAGTCAAAGAGAAATTCTATTGCATAGTCGCTACAAAGGCAAAACCATTAGATGTCAAATAAATAATATATAGGAGTCATATTATGCCCGTACATGAAGTCAGAAATAACAGCGGCAAGATTATAGGATATAAATGGGGACAAAGTGGCAAAGTCTATCGCAAGAAAGAAGATGCCATGAAACAAGCCCGTGCTATCTATGCCAGCGGATATAAAGAGAAAACAAACAAATGAACACAACATATGAATTGAAAAAAGACGAAGATGGTAGACTATGGGTATCAGTCAATGAACTCATGGTTGATATCAAACAAGCATTAGAAAAGATGAGTAGTCTAGACGATCCAAGATTGATAGAAGTAGATAAGAAAGAACTAGACACCAAGATCATAGGATTACATGCTATCTATACATTCTTGGGCGCATTGCAGACAGAACAAACATTGATTGATAAAAAGAAAGAATTAGAACGACAGCCATTGATGGGTGATGTCAATATCAAGACAGTACAATTTGATGTACCTGTAGAAGTCACTAAGGAGACATTACATTGATACTAACAAGTCATAATCGCATCATTCACACATTGGGATTCAAGCAATTTGAGAAGATGTATACAGAACTAAGCACATACATGGTCGAGGCAGAACAAAACAAATGCCTAGACTATATGATTACTATTGAGAATAGCAAATACGATATCAATCCAACTATTGATGATTGTAAGACTCAGATGCGATTGATATTGGGTGGCGACCGTTATGATGAAATAGTGACTAAATGGAAGCAAGACAATCAAAAGGTATTGAGCATATATGGTCGCCTCAAGTATCGCTATCGCAAAGATGGTACTATGTGGGATGGACTAGATCCAGAAGATAATGTAGACGATTACGAGAAGGTATATGTATGAAACAAAGCAAACCCGTTAAATTACCACAGACTAATCAGCAAGGCAAGAAAGTCGGAGCAGACGCAAAGGCATGCTGGAGTGGATACAAATATCAGGGAACACAGAATGGTAAAGACATCTGTGTGAAGGTCAAGAAATGAATTACAAGCCAACCGAAGCCATGGCAAACAATGCCAAGCGTGGACTAAAAATGCGTGATGAAAGCACACCCAGCAATCAAGGTGGCACACAAGTTGGCTTACAACGAGCGAATCAGTTCGCTAAAAGAGAAGGTGTCAGTTTAGAGACTGTCATGCGCACATATCAGTTCTTGAGCCGTGCTAGAGTCTATTACAAGCCAGGTCAAAATACTAAGGGTACACAAGCATATCTTATGTGGGGCGGACCTGCTGGCTTGACATGGGCGCATAAGATACTAAAAGACGAAGGAGTCATATGATGTATAACAATAAACCAAAGAAACCAAAGCCAAGACCAGGTAAAAAATGACAACTGATCATATCAATCGTTGGAATCAGTTGACTGACGATGACTTTTTAGCGATCATAAAAATCTATAGAAAGTTCAAGGGTATGGCGCCACTTGAACATAGCATCAATATAGATTATATCACTAAACGATGCTTACAATTAGGCTACGACTTCAGCGTGGGTTGTTGCGGTAGAAACTACATAACAAAAAATGATTTACAAAAGTAATGGTACTATCGTCAAGATAGTCAAAGGAAACGACCAATGTTTGAAAAACAATCAAAAAAACCAAAAACAGGACGAGGTGGCCCTAGAGAAAACAGTGGCAGACCCAAAGGTTCCACCAACAAGATAAGTCCACAGACATTGTTGCATGACTTCCGTCGTGAACAAGGCATGACATTCAGCCAGTTCATAAACAAGAAGATCAAAGATGCAGAAGTCAATAACGATCATGAACTAGTCAGCAAGTATATACTTGGACTAGCAAAATACATCATACAAGATGTACAGCAAGTTGACCATACTACACAAGGTCAGAGTTTGCGTCCAATCTATAACTTTCCTAAAGCAGAGTTAAACGATTGGTCGCCAGTCTATACACTAGAAGATGCAAAGAAAGATTGACATCAAACTGTTTGGCGAACAGCAGACTATATTGCGTGATTGGCTTGAGAGCAGTAAACATTGCATCAATATAGTTCCTGTTGGTTCAGGCAAGACATTCTTAGCAAGCATAGCGTTGCCTATATTTGCCAATGATGAACGCTATCACCATGGCAAAGATGTAGTGTATAGCGCACCTACAGGTCAGATGATCAAGAGTTTGATTTGGGAACCATTGAAGCGTAGTTGCATAGAATATTATAATCTAGTAGATGGTGTGGACATCAACAATACAGACATGACCATAAAGTTTCCCAATGGCGTCTTTATACGCTGTAAAAGTGCAGAGATGCGTGAGAATCTAAGAGGTCTTAATGTAGGCGTATGGGTCGCAGACGAGGCTGCATTGTATACACAAGATACATTACAAGAAATAACCAATCGATTGCGCCCTAAAGTAGGTCAACCTGACACGGGCGGTAGATTGATTGTGATAAGCACCCCTAATGGTACAGGACCATTGTATGACTTATTTAAATTAGCATTAGAGAATAGTGATCGTTATATCGTCAGGCATTTTAACTATGAGCAGATGCGTAGTGGTAATCGCAAGTTCATCGATGAGCAAAAGAAATTACTAAGTCCACTCAAGTTTGCGCAAGATTATCTATGCAGTTGGGAGAGTAGTGCTGACCAGTTTTTCTATTCGTTTAATAAACATCAACATACTGTGGATGAGATCGTTGACAGAGGCGGTGATCTATACACATTCCATGACTTTAACAAGCGTGTGATGTGCGCTATAGTTGCACAAGTTAGCAATGAAGGTAAGATCAATGGTAAGATGGAGATATTGAAGAGTTATGCTGTAAGAGATTGTAGCACAGAAGGTATTGCGCAAGCGATAAGAAATGACTTTCCAAGACGCAGATTGAACAGCATCATAGACATGTCAGGTACGCAAGTGAACCGCGACACTACAAGTCCCTTTGGTATCACAGATAAGATTATATTAGAGAAATATGGTTTCACTATCGTCAACAGTCGCAAGAGCAATCCATTGATCACAGACACAGATAACACAGTCAATGCGTTCATCACACGAAATGGATTGGTAGTCAATAAAGATGATCAATTGTTGTTAGAAGCATTGACCACATATCACTTTGAAGATGGTAGCAGAAAGAAATTAGTCAAATATACTGAACAGAAATACGCACACATAGACGGATTAGGTGACGCATTACGCTATGGTATACATCACTTGTTCCCAATATTGCACGATGACATGGGCTTGCATGAATATGTAGGCATGGATCCACGCTATGCACGAATGAACATGCCAGGCAAAGAGTACATGCCTGAGAGTCCATTATATCCTGGCGGTCCTACATGGGAAGAGATCGTCAAAGGTGCTGAAATAAATGAAGACTATCAAACATACTAAATACATGATATGTTTAAGAAATACAAAATACAATCAGCATATGATCGTGTGATGAAACGCACAGAGATACCAGAAGATAAAAGTCAATGCTGGCTATGGACTGGGCCAGTGAATAATGCAGGTTACGGTATGATTCGTGGCAACGACGGCGTACCAAAGATGACAACAGTTCATAGAGTCGTTGGGATACATAAAGGCCTCAATGCGAAATATCGTGAGATACAACATACATGTTTGACGAAACATTGCGTCAATCCTGACCATTTAGTAGAAGGCACTAGCAAGACGAGACATGCTCGCATAGTTGAGAAACATGGTAAGAATTTTCAAAGAGCAAAGAATCCATATAAGACATGTAAGCATTGCAAAGGTACAGATCATGTGACATGGTTCAGTCGCAAGCATAGTGAATGCTACACATATATTCCTAAAAAGAAAGCATAAATAAATTATACATAACACGAGGTATAGCCATGGACTTTGAAATGATGGTCGAGATGTATACAATCTCTAAATTTTATATCCCACAAGACGATCATTATGATCTCGCCAAAGATGTCGTTAGATATCTCACAGATATGGGCCATAGCAGTCAAGAGATTGATCGTGCATTCGGTGAGTTTCCAGAAGTCATGAAGGCATTAGATGAGTACAATATGTACGATCAAGAGACAGAAGATGTCATGGACATGGATCCAGAAGAATATGCTAGCATGGAACAAGAAGAATACCTCGACGAGAAGTTCGGTGGTGATTATTACGAATATCTAGACGATGGCGAATAATCGTCAACGGAAACAAATATGAATTCACAAGAGTTAATAAAAAAGAATCCTATATACAATGCGACCTACGAGCAAATGCTTGCGTATCAGTATGGATATTTAGGTGGTTACATCTTCAAGACTTATGTTCGCAAGAAAAGACCTAGTGAAGACAGCAACCTTTATCTTGACTTAGTTCAAAACACTATAGCACAACCTATCTGTCGTTATGTCGTTGACACTATCAACGATGTATTGTTTGAGCCAGGTATCAAGCGTGATCTAAAGTTTTGCACACCTGATGGCACATACTTAGATCCTAGCAACATCGAATGGTCACAATTATTTTTATTAGATGCTGACTTACAGAATCGCAGTTTAAATGCGTTCATGGAAAGCGTTGGCGATCTAACTAGCATTTTCGGCCATTGCTGGGTCTTCGTTGACATGGCACAGCGTGGCGATGCAAACTTTGGTAGACCTTATGTTGTCGCTATAAATCCTATACAAGTATGGGATTGGGAATGGGAATGGTTCGGCGGCAAACCAATGGTAAAGTATGTCAAAGTATTAGAGACAGAAGACAAAGATGATTGGTATGTGAAATGCTATCATCTAGGCACACCTGAGAGTCCAAGTTATTGGGTGAGTTATAAGGTAGGCAAGAATCTAAGCAAGAATGAAGTCACAGAGACAGGTCGTGGTGAGTACCCACCTGGCATGGCATTGCCTGCATTCATAGCATATGGTCGCAGAGACCCACGCAGTATCGATTTTGGTATCAGCGATATCGATGCCGCAGTAGACGCACAAAGAGAACATTATAAATTAGAGTGTGAGGCATATACTGCAATACAGTTTGCGCACACTATCATCCGTGCTGATAAAGGCGTCAGCATTCCTGTACACGCAGGTTCAATCGTCCGTGCCACACAAGGACAAGTGGAAACTATATCTGTAGACACAGGTGATGTCGATAAGATCATCAAGAAGCAAGCAGATATATTAGAACAAGTAGAGGCATTGACAGGTTTAGGCGGCTTACGCAATAGCAAGAATCAACTAGCAAGTGGTATCGCCATCATAGAGGAACGAAAACAATTACATAGACTCGCAAAGAGCAAAGCCCGCTTGATGGAAATCACAGAAGAGTTGATCTTTACATTTGCCGCCCGTTTTATGAACATGCGTTGGGCAGGTGAAGTACATTACAATACAGATTATGAAGCACACGATACAAACTATAGGCTTGCACTTTTCCAACAAGCGAAAACGCTTGTACAAAATAATCCAATCATTGATAGCCTCATTGCTAAGGATATCATTGCGATGCTGGCCCCGAGCGAATCAATCGCACAATACGAGCAAGCCTACATCGAAACAGTAACTGACCCAATGGTCAAAGATTTAATGACGCAAGAAAATGAGCAAGTATTGAGCCGTGATCTTGGCGATCAGATACCAACACCAGAAGACTTCGGTGAGAATGAAGAGATATATGGTGATGCGACAGAATTTGATAGCGGCATCGATGGTGCCGGTGTTGATGATGCTGGTATAGGTACACCTGTGACTTATACTGGACAAAGTTTTTATACACAACAGGCTGTGTCAGCACAACTTGTTGGTATGAACACAGGTAGATAACTTACGGTAGTTACGCATAACTAAAAAGAGGAATTATGACAGAAAACGAATTCGCTGGCAACGATACAGCCCCTGATGCAGAACAGGTTACAAATGATGCTGATACTAATGTTAAGGCAGGTGCTATTCGCAAGAGCACCACTAGTTCAATATTGAACGCATTGTCACAAGCAAGCGGTCAACAATTTGAATCAGTCGAGGCAGCGTTAGCCTATGTCGCACGCACTAGTAGTCAACGCGGTGGCAACGCACAGCCAGTGGAGGTAGACGAATCAGACTCACGCATGGGGCGTGAAGATCGTGCTACTGACAATACTGATCTAAGAGATCAATTCATGAAGTTGCAACGAGACCTCGCGAGTAAAGAGCGAGCATTACGCACGAAAGAATTGGACTCAGAGATTCTTCGTAACATGGGCGAAAAATTTGATCCTGATCTACAAGAATACGCATTGCAGAAGATTAAAAGTAACATCAAAATGAATCGTGATGGTTCTTTCACAATCGTAAATCAGAAGGGACAAGAACGCTATGGTATGGACGGTAATCCACTCACATTAAATGGTCTAGTGAATGAGATCGCTCAAGGTAACCCTAAGTTACTGAAAGGCTCAAGTTCTCAGACCGGTTCTGGACTGCGCATGGGACAAACACAGTTTGCTGGTGCTCAACCTGACGCTATTCCTGACTATGCTAAAGACCCTGCCGCATTCAATGCGTGGGCCGCTAGAAATGGTCTAGGTAAAGGCATCGGATTGAAGAATGCTAAAGTAGGCGTGAGTGTTAGTGCAATGTCTAAGAAAGTCCTATAAGCCAGATTAGAGGAGAATTAAAATGGCATATGTACTAGGTGGTGGCAATAATGAAGCCGATGGCTTTACTACTGCAATCGCAAACTTCGCTCTTCGTGCCATGCACGAAAGCACAGGTCTAGTGGACTATACTACTGTTGTTGCGCCAAATCAAGGTAACCAGTACTTAGTACCACAGTTCGCACCAATAACCTACCAGGATTACAATCCTAACACAGGTGCGGCTAACGCAGGTTTCGGAAATGCTCCAGCGGCATTTGAACAGAATCCTTCATTAGGTCAAGGTAGCATCACAGCAACTCCAGCAGTAGCAGCCACAGCGTTTGATATTTTCTACGCATGGACTACTAGTTTCGAACTTGCTGCCACATTGGGTGCTGAACTCGGTGAGTCATATGGTGAAAAGGTTGACATTCGTGTATGTGAAGCCTTCTTATCATTCAAGGCAACACCAACTAACAGCCTCTATTCACCAACACCAGCAGACGGCTTTGCTCGTCCAACTGAACTAGGTGCTATGGAATTGTTATACGCAGGTCTACCAAGCAACACAGCAGGTTGGACTACTGGTTTCACATCAGCAAGCGTACTTGAGTTGATCCGTAATGTCAAGCAGAACTATAAAGTCGCTCGCTTGCCAGGCACTCCAATCATCGTATTGGACAGCAATGGTGACACACAAGGCGGTAATGTCGCAGGACAAGATGGTTCAACAATGAATCGCTTGCTTGCAGAATTGACTGGCGGTGCTGTTAACAACCCAACATACGGCGGTGGATCACAAGTCAGCAATCTAGGTAACGAATTGCTAGCAACTGGTCGTTTAGATAATGTTTACGGCTGTAAAGTCGCATTCACTACTTTCCTACCAAGCGCAACTCGTCCTGTATTAGGTCAAGGTTCAAACTCAAATGTTCTAGTAGGCGCATACTTCCACGAGACAGCATTGATTACTGTTCTCAAAGAAGGTCTACAGATCAAGATGGGCGAGAAGCCAGGCGGATTGCAGATGTGGTTGACTGGCGTCGCTTACATGGGCGCAGGTGTTGCCGATCCAAGACGCGGTGGAGCGATCAACATTTACCAGTCTTAATGTTAGATAATATAGGAATGTAAACATATGTCAGTCCCCTATCAACGAATCAGTAATGCAACAGTACAGGACATAATCTTTTATGATCCTGCCGCTGAACGCCGCGCCGCTCAGATGCAAGTCAATTGGGATGACTACTTCAAAGTAGGCAGTCAAGAGATATTGTATCAGATGGAGTTTGGATGGTGGCCCAAGTATTGCGATACGGTGTTAGGGGCAACATATTACACTAACTTACCGAACGGTGCCTTGATATCTTCATTCAATCCTAGTTTGCTCATCAAAAATGATCAGACATTGATACGCCTTGATACATTCATGGCTGTAAAGATATTCTACGAATCAATCGTATCAGATGTAAGCAATGTCAACGATGTTGACAAAGTAAACTTTGATCATGCATTGCGTAGATATCAGATTGAGTGGGAGAAGGCACTACAATTAATGAATTGGTACGATCTGAACCAAGATGCTCCTAACGGACCGACAACTAAGTTAGAAGAAAATTGGACAGCAGATGTGGACTATTTCAATAATGATCGCAGGTACTTTTAATGAGTAATGTTCCATTAATCGTAAAGCAGAATATCATCGACTACATCAAGGTAGTGGCAGATACACTTGTCCCTATCGTTGAAGTGAGTGGTGTATATCCTGCTGCCGATGATGTCGTGCCATATGGTATCTATGTCGATGATGTTTCTACTATCAGTAGAGAAGTAAATCAATTAGGTATCACAAGGTGCGGTAGCATTTATACGATGACTGATCAGTTCAATGTTTTGTTCGTCAGTATTCAAGATGATCCTAAATGGATCTATATTGAAGAACGCATACAAGGCATGGCCGCTGACGCAGCCTTCTTCAATGGATATTATGAAGTCACATTTACTCAAGATATCGTTATCGGTAACCGTAGTGAAAAACGCACCTATGTTTTTAATTTAAAAAGATTGAATTTCAATGATTGACGCCACTAACTTAAGGAGATTATAAAATGGCATACATTACAGTAAACGAGACAGGTACTTTCCCTGCGCTTATACTGTCAACTGATATTGCTAATCTTGCAAACAACTTCACTAGCACCGGTAATCTACCAGCAAGTGCTAACGCAGGTTCACTATTAAATGTGACTTGCTTGCAAGATGTGACTGTGACTAACAGTACTGGTATCTTTAGTTGGACAGATTTCTGTTCAGCAAGTATCAACAAGGTCACTACGCCAAGCGACAACGAGATTAGCACTAACATTGTAATTGACGATGAAGGATTCTTTGGAGATTCAGCGGCAGCAAACACTTCAGCCAATTATCAAGGTGTTTCTGGATTGAGTCAGAATCGCATCGAAGTCGCATTTAGACTACAGTTGAACAACAGCGCCAATGTCGGAGCAAATACTCCTGCTAACACTTTCTTCTATTGCGGAAAAGGTTACTTGAGTTCAGTTGCACCAACAGCGTCACCCGACAGCCCTGTGTGGGTCTCACCACTCACAATCGCTGTCAATGGCGACATGGGTTCTGGACCTAAGGTCTAATGACCAAAGAAAGAGGGCAGAGCGATCTGCTCTCTTTTTCTTTATGGATGAACAAATGAATACTAACAACAACGCATTCCTCATCACGACCGAGGAAAAATTACGCAGCCTCATAGCAGACGAAGCAAAGTTACTTCCAATGTTAAACAACATGGAACAGACAATCAGACAGATGAAGGCTAAACAAGCATTTCGTATAGCATTACTCAATCAACTATTGGAAGAGCATTACGATAAATATAGTGGTAACTAATTAACTAGGAGATAACAAGTGAACATCAAAGATTACGCAAGCAAACCAGAATTAGTAGAAGTAGTACTCGACGGCAAAGAACTTGTCGAGCGTTATGGTGAACCTATCACATTCTACACATATAACATCGTGCGCATGTCAACATATTTTGATTTTTTCAATGCGCGAAGCAACAACGAATTTACTAACCTTGATAAGATGATGAAAGCCATGATCTTAGACAAGGATGGCAAGCAAGTACTTGCAGATGATGAGGATCTACCCATCGATATCGCTGCCGCGGCGATCAACAAGATTGGAGAAATCTTGGGAAAACCACAGAGCAAGGCATCGACCCAAACAGTTGGGGAAGCGCAAAAATGATCACGATAGGTCGTATGGCTGAAAAATATGGTGTTTTGCCACATGTCGTGGAACAGAACGCCACCACATACGACTTCATGATCACAGATGTCCTTGCTGCCTACGATAGTTATCAGATGGAAAAACAAAGAGCGAAAGGCACAGCACCTAGACCTGACGCTTATAAACTTAGCCAAGATCAATTGCAAACTATATTACAAAAAGGCAAGCAGAAGAAATGAGCAAAAATTGCGTGAATCGCCTTAATAAAATATTGCAAACTTTAGATAATAAAAATATATCTACAGTTGCTTATAATGCTTATAAGGATAATACACCTATAGGAGATCCTAATAGATGGAAATCACGCCGTGCGCCTAAAAATTATAAACCTGGTAATGCAAGACGCAAAACAAAATTGCAAGGTAATGAGATACAAGCAGATTACCCATATGCAAAACGATTAGAAGAAGGTTGGTCAACACAAGCACCTGATGGTATGACTAAACCAACTATAGAAGAAATTCGTGCATATGTATATAATACATTGGGGATTAAAATATAATGGCCACAATAGACAAATATAAAATACAAGTAACAGTAGATGGTCAAGATCAGGTCATTGATTTAAAAGATAAATTAGACGATCTTCAAACTACTTTAAATAGAACCGCGACTGCAGGTGTAGCGGCATTCACAGCATTAGCCGTTAGTGCTGTTCGAATGGCAGATAGTTTAGTTGATCTTGCAGATGCCACTGGTTTAAGTGTAAATCAATTATATCAATTAAGCACAGCATTAGAACAAAGTGGTGGACAATTTGACGATAGCGGTAGAATGCTCATGGCATTCAGCAGAAGTTTGGGAGATGTCGAAAAAGGCAGCGAACAAACTATCGATGCCTTAACTAAATTAGGTTTAAGTCGTAGTGAATTAGAAAATCTTACTGACGAACAATTATTCAAGCGAGTAGTTGATGGTTTGGCAGGCATGGAAAACGGTTTTGCCAAAACAGATATTGCAATGCAGATATTTGGCAAATCAGCGGCAGGCGTAGACTTTAAAAAATTAGCAGAAGGTCTTAACAAAGCAGTAGATCCAGAAGTTGAACGCAATCTAAGATTGGCAGCCGATGCTGTTGATCAAATACAATCAGCGTTCCGTGAATTGCAATTGGCTGCGTTGCAAGCAATATCACCTATATTAGAACAATTATCACAATTTGAATTTAGTGCTGAAGATGCTAGAAAAGCGATGCAAGTATTAGGTGCATTGATAGCAGGAGCATTTGCCGCAAGTACTGTTATACAACTTAAAAAGATTATTGATTTGATGATTGGTTTAGGTGCTGCCATAAGAAAAGCAGGTGGATTCGCGGCATTCTTAACAGGATTAACAGGTGTAGGATTAGCCGCAGTAGCCGCAAGTGCGGTAGCAGCCACAGCCGCTTATGTAGCATTAGGCGAGGCAATGGGCGATGCCGCCGATAAAAAAGAAAAATTAGAAGGAGTAACACCCGCCGCTCCAGGTACAGCCACTAGTGCATCAGGCAAACCACAAAGAGAAGTAGGTAAAACACCTGCTGAAAAAGCATTACTTGCCGCGCAAGCAACAACAGAAGAAATGCGCAAGCAGAATGCCGCGGCGTTGCAATATGAGCGCACTATTAATGGCACTATCGGCATGAGTCAAGAACTCGCTGATATCAAAAAGGTAGATGCTCAATTAGAACAAGATAGAGCAAAAAATGTTGCATCATATGAAAAACAAATTGCCGCATTAAAATTAGACACTAGCGGTAAAAATCAAGCACAGATTGCCGAATTGCAAAAGCAACAAACACTTGCTGATGAACAATTAGTAGCCATGGCTAACTTAAAGAAAGAGGCTATTGAAAGAACTTTAGCCGAAAGACAATCAGCAGTTGAGATGCAAAAACAGTTGACTTTGATACAACAACAGACTCAACAAAATGTTGCTAATGCAGAAGCAGAAACTATGCGTAGAGTGATCGCAGGTGAGATTACTCAACAAGAAGCCAATAATATTAATGCTATCAATAAGATTAGAGAAGAAGGATTAAGCAGACAAAAACAATTAGAAGAACAGATAGCAGGCGAAAAAGATACTATCAGGAAAAAAGAATTACAAAATCAATTAGATGCTGTCAAACAGGCTACAGATTTTGCAATCAATGAAAAACGCCGTGAGATCGAAGAAAAAGCCGCGCTTGAAGAAAGTTATAGTGCAGGCGTAGTAAAAGGATTAGAACAGATCGCTGAACAATTCAAGCCTATCAACATGGCGCAAAAAGCCGTGCAAGATACATGGGGTAGCATCAATAATGCTATTGATACATTCGTCAATACAGGTAAGTTCAAGTTCAGCGATTTCGCTAGAAGCATCGTTGCTGATCTTGCTAAGATGATAGCAAAAGCATTGATCTTCCGTGCTATCAGTGGATTCTTAGGTAGTGTTGGCATACCATTGCCAGGATTAGCAGAAGGTGGTCCTGCTGAAAAGGGCAAGCCGTACATGGTCGGTGAGAAAGGCCCAGAACTATTCGTACCAAAAGCGGCAGGTACAGTTATACCTAATGATAAGTTAGCGGCAGCACCTATGAGTGCGCCACAACAACAACCTGTAGTAAACAACTATAACTACAATAATAACATCAATGCTGTAGATGCTAAATCTGTAGCGACATTGTTCTATGAGAATAGAAAAGCATTATTTGGTGCTACAAATCAGGCAAGACGAGAATTGCCATATGGCGCGGCAGCATAATAGGAAAAAGTCATGGCAGGATTACAAACAATCTTAAACAAATGTAATGCGATCAGCATAGATCGTAGAAAGGTCGCTGGCATACAGTTCACAAGAAACGAGATACCAAGAGTCAGTCTCACGCCAACTAAGAATCCATGGCGTTTCACATTGAAGATGCCTGCAAGCCTACAATATTATCAGAATCGTGATCTGTTAGAAGCATTAGATACTATGGATGTCGTCAGTCCAGAGATCGTGACATTCAGCGACAATGCATGTTTGAGTTGGATATTCAGATATCAAGGATCATTGACGCAGAATCAGATCAATGGTATGACTGTGCAAAGTTTCGTTGGTAATCAATTAGTATTGACTAATCTACCTGTGATACCAAGCACTCGCGTGATATTCGAACCAAATGATTTGATACAGTTAGGTAACTATCCATACCCATTCACTAGCACTACAAGAGTGACTAGAGGTAATACTGGAACTATAACTGTGACGACAAACAGACCAAACATATTGACTGCTAGTGTAGCAGGTTTAGGAATAACAGTAGGTAATGCATGTGAATGGAACATGTTCTGTCCAAACATGCCTACATACACACTAGTACCTGGTGCGTATGTCAGACCAAATGGCACAGTAGTCAACAACGCATTGATAGAATTTAGCGAAGACTTTCAACTTTACGAATATGTAGGTACAGCATGACTAGTATTCCAGCAGTTGCTAATAATAAAGCAAATGTCACTAGCGCAGAGTTTGTGCAATTAGTGATATACAACAATTATCTGCCTACAGATGCAGGTAACTTGACTGTTGGTCAAGAATATATCATTAAAACTAGTGGCAACACAGCATGGACTACATTAGGTGCTACTAGCAATGTCAGTGGTACAATATTCACAGCAAATGCCAATGTTGCAAATACTTCAGGCACAGCAGATGAGATAGAATTCTTGACATTCAGTAGCGCATATCAAGCAGAAAGCATAGATGGTAATGTCTATACACCACTAGGTGGATTGTTAAGCGTGGGCGCACAACAGCGTAGCATCCGTGTCACAGCAGGCGATACAAGCATTGCGATAAGTGGTGTGAGTGGTAACAACATCTATGAATTTCTAGAAAGCCAAGGACAAGTGCGTGGTGGATTAGTCAAGATATATCGTGGCTTCTACAACAATACCTATAACTTAAGCAATGCATATCTACGATTCACAGGCATCGTGACTAATTATGGCATCAGCGAAGAGCGTGAAGAACGCCTTGATAATTACACGATAACATTTGATTGTAGCAGTTATAAGACTGTGTTAGAAAACAGAATTGCAGGAAGAAAAACAAACAAGGAAAGTTGGCAGTTCTTTAATAGCGCAGATAGTAGCATGAACAATGTCACAAGTTTAGCAGGATTCACATTCGATTTCGGTGTCGATCCTAAATCTAGACAAGTCGTACCAAATCCTACAGGTGGTAGCGCGGCAGGTAGTAGCGGTGTAGTAGGACCTAGAGGAATACAAAGAGATTAATTATGAGTATCTTTAGTAAAATAGGTAAAGCACTTAAGAAAGTCATAGGCGTAGTCGCCGCTGTCGCTGCCGCTGTGTTCATACCAGGCGCAGGTGCTTTCATAGGTAAAGCATTATTAGGTGCGGCTATAAGCATAGGTGCTAGCAAACTGTTAGCAAAGCGTGGTGCAGATGCCCCTGCAGGTGGTGATGCTGGTGGTCGTGTGCAAGTACCGCCTGCTACAGAAAACAAACTTCCTGTAGTATATGGTCAAGCATGGATAGGTGGTCCTATCATCGATGCTAAGATCAGCCAAGATCAGAAATACATGTGGTACTGTATCGCCTTTGCAGAAAAGACAGATACAGGAACTTATAGGTGTAGTCAATGCATTGATCACAAACAATGGTGGTTTAGGTACTGCACAAAGTGATACACGCATGGCAGGCAAGATTTATATCTGGTTGTTTACCGATGGTTCAAGTTCAGGCGTCAACACAGGTGGTCAGACTGCTATACAGATCATGAGTGATAGCAGTACAGGTGGTGGTATATTCCCTAGCGATCTGCGTTGGAATGGTTCATTGTACACTAGCAATGGACAGAGCGCAGACATGACTGACACAGCGTTCGCAATCGTGCGTGTAGAATACAATCCAGACGCAGGTACTACAGGACTAGGATCATTGCAAGTCAAGTTGACAAATAACATGGGCGCAAGTTATGGCGCAAGGCCTGGCGATGTCATACTTGATTATCTACAGAATGACAGATATGGTTGCGCCATTCCATTAAGTCAGATCGACACAGCAAGTTTAACTGCATTGAACACATACAGTAATCAAACTATAGGTTACATCGATGTCAATGGCAATCCACAGACACAACCTTATCGTTATCGCATTAATGGTGTAGTGAACACAGCGGCAACATGCTTGACTAATTTACAAACTATGGTCGATAGTTGCGATAGTTGGCTACAGTATAGCGAAGCGACAGGTAAATGGCGTGTAGTGATGAACGCACCATACGCAGGACTAGAATCAAGTCTGTTCTTAGTAGATAGCAATAATCTAATAGGTGGTATACAGATCAATCCTGTAGACTTGAATGAGACATACAACCAAGTAGAAGTCGCATACCCAAATAACAATGTCAAAGATCAGACAGATTATCAAGTAATCGATCTGACAAATCCTTCGAATTGGAGCAGTCAAGTCTATGATGATATATTGAGTCCTAATGAAGCAGTCAATAGATTGAACATCAGTTTACCATTGGTCAATGGTGCTGTGCAAGCGAAATATCTAGCGGCAAGAAGACTGTTACAGAGCCGCGAGGATCTAGTGATAAGTTGCCAACTTGACTATTCAGGTATACAGATAGAAGCAGGTGATGTTATTCGTGTAGGACAACCTGACTATGGTTGGGGACCTATCAGCACCAATCCTGCAAATCCATACAAATTGTTCCGTGTCAGCAATGTAAGCGAACAGACCACTGATGACAATAGTTTAGTCGCTAACATAGAAGCATTCGAATACAATGCCACAGTCTATGCTGACAATGCTATCACAGATTTCATACCTGCTGATAATACAGGGTTGACTGATCCTAATGTGATCAGCCAACCATGTCCACCGACTATAATTAATTTTACAGATGCTAATGCTATCGTCACAGGTTTCGAAGTCACTTCATGCGTGCCTGATACTGGTACTGTATTGTATATGGACTTCAACTATGGTAACAATAGCAATGTCCAACAACATCAATTATATCGCACAGTACAAAGCGCAGGTGGCATACCATTCACGAATAGTGACAGCGCAAATGCTGTTTATAACAATGTAACTATAACAGTAAATGATTTGCCTAGCGCAAACTATTATTGGAGTGCTACAGCAAGAAACGATACATCAGGTCGTTATAGCAATGTCAGCAATGTGATAGCATGGGGCGGTGCTAACATACAACCATATAATCCTATCAGCAATACAGGTGGTATAGCAGGTGGACAAGTAAAAGCCAACACGATCACTGGTAACAATATACAGACGAATACTATTGTCAATAATAATATCTCTAATTATGCGATACAAGGTGATAAAATTGCTAACAATACCCTAACTTTCTTAAGCATGGGTAATAGCATTTTAACAAAATCTACATTGGGTATTAATGGATTTACTGTAAGTGCAAATAATTTACCGGTCAATGTCACAAGTCGCACATCATATATGGAACCTGTATATTTGATCGGAACTAATCCCGGCTCAAATTACTTATATCCATATTATCAAGCAACTAGCACTACAGCAAATGGTTATGATGCTTCCAGTACTGGTGCATTTACACCGGATGATGCCTCATCATGGACTAGACAAGATGGTGATTGGAATTGGTATGTCGCAATATGGGAATATATAAATGCTCCTATAGCCGCGGGAGAAAAAATAGAAACTAGTATAATATCACAATTTGTATCAGATGTCGATGCTACATTGCAGTATACAGGGGTATTTACCAGTGTCGGTGCAAATAACGATTTCGAAGGTAATGATACATTTTTACATAGCATAAGTTTAAAAGCAAATGAACCTGTATATACAACTTATCAAGAAATAGCAACTTTTTCAGGCACAGTAGGTGGCGTAGGTCTGATGTTTAGAAATTGTACTACAGGTGCGAACATTATATGTACTTCATCAACAATTTTATCAACGAAAGCAAAGGGTCTATAATATGATTCATTATAGAACACTCACGCTAGGTAAGAAACAACAAAAAATAGATATTATAGATAATGGTTCTATGGATGATTTCATTCATTTTGCTAAAAATTATAATATTTTTCAACCAGAACCTCATAGTAAAATTTATGAAGAGGTATGCGACAAGATAAAAGCACGACTTGATCGTGAGGGTCTCAGTCATGAAACTGTCAGACCAGAATAAATAATATATAGGAACTACGAACATGAGTCTATTACTAAACGGCGCGAAAACGATGACCATAGCAGGCACAGAGATGCAATGCTTGGAAATCTACACAGGGGAAGCATATACTTTCCCATTGACATTTACAGATAGCAATGGTAATGCTGTCAACTGTAATGGTTGGACATTAGCGGCAGGTGCTAAATTTTATACTGTAGATAATGTCACATACGGTGTCAATAACAATACTGATGCAGTCGATCTTGGCAACATCAATCTAAATGTCACGCAACCAAACAGTAACGCATATACATTAGTCACAGCATTCACTAATGCTAACGCAGGTACAGGTTATCTATATCTAGGTAACAATATCACAGGATCAGGTAACACAGGTATACCCAATGTGGCACTAGCGAATAGCGCGGCTAACAGCACACTAGTCATCGTGACATTGACTGTGAGCAGAACAAGCAATAGCAATGTGAGTTTGACAGACATCAATCGTGAGCCATTAGGATTCATCGTAAGGTATCAATAACATGAGTGAAATCAATGCCAATTTCGTAGTTCAACCGTTTGGCATAACAGTCGCGCCAGAAGCACCTGGTATTACTGTCAGCCCAACTACAACCAATCTAAATGTCTTCTCATTAGGTTTCGCGCAACCAGAAGGCAATGTAGGTGAGTTACAGTTCAATCTAAATGGACAAGTGTTGGGCGGTGCGGCAAATACATTGGTAAGCAATGGCAATGTAAGATTCACTAATATAAGCAACCTAAAAATCAATGGTGGAGCCAATGCGTATTTCTTGCAGACAGATGGCACAGGCAATCTGACATGGGCACAAGGTACTGCTAATGTAAGCGGTAACGGTACGGCAGCAGGCGCTAATACACAGATACAGATCAGCGATGGTACAGGTAATTTCACTAGTGGTGCAGGTTTCACATTTGATAACGCTACCAATCTATTCAGCACTCCTGGCAATGTCTTTATAGCAGGTAATGCTAATGTTACGGGTAATGTTTCTGCAAATTATTTTATAGGTAATGGTAGCCAACTTACTGGTATTGATAGTAGTTTGATACAAAATGGTACTTCAAATGTAAGAACATTTTTAAACAGCAATGTCACGATAAGTGCAGCCGGTAATGCTAATGTCGTTGTAGTGCAAGGCAACGGAATTACCATTAATGGTGAACAAAACTTTAATGGCAATGCCGCATGGGGCGCACAAAATTTACAAGCAAATCGAGTAAATGCTAATATTTTAATTGGAAATTTACAAACATCAAATCAAGCCAATATAACACAAGTTGGTAATTTAATTAATTTAGATGTGCAAGGTCTAATAATAACAAATGGAAATATTCAAACAAGTAATGGATATTTTATAGGTGATGGTGGATTTTTAGCCAATGTTAATGGCGGCGCATTTATTGCTAATGGTAATAGTAATGTTAGAATAGCCACTAGTAATAGCAATGTCACAGTTAGTGTAGCCGGTAATGCCAATGTAATGACTGTTACTGGTACAGGCATAGTAGTTTCTGGTACTGCTAATATATCAGGTAATACACTTGTAGGTAATTTATATGCTAATAGCGGTACTGTAAAAGGATTCGCATTAGAAGGCAATACAGGAAATATCACAGGCAATCTTGTGAGTGGTAACGCCAATTTAGGTAATGCCGCAAGAGCAAATTATTTTATTGGTAATTTATTTGGTACTGCTAATTTAGCGAATGATGTAGTAAATCCTGCGCAACCAAATATAACAAGCGTAGGAAATTTGACCAATTTAGTTATAGCAACTAATGGCAATATAACATTAAGCGGCATACAAAGTTTTATCAGTGGTGCTAATTCTATATTTGCAAATATAATGAATGCAAATATACTAGTAGGTAATTATGTTGATAGCGCAAATATAACCACACAAAATGTTGGTTATTTTGGAACACAGATTGTTTTATCAAATGCTAATTTAAAGTTTAGAACCGCGGCAACAGATCGTGTAGATATCAGCAATACTCAAATAACATTGAGTTTGCCATTAAGTTCAAACAGCAATATCACAACATCGACTGATATCATCGCTAATAATATTACGGCTAATAGTAATATACAAGCAAATGGTAATGTTTCTGCAAATTATTTTATAGGTAATGGTAGTCAATTGACTGGATTGCCTGACTCAAGTTTAATCAGCAATGGTAGTGCTAATGTAAGGACTTTTGCTAATGCTAATGTGACTATTAGCGCAGGTGGTGTAGCAAATACGGTAGTTGCCGAAAGTAATGTAATCACATTTTGGACTGATCTTAATTTTAATGGCAATGGTGCTTTTGGTGCAAAGAACCTGCAACTCAATTATTTAAATGCAAATTACATCATAGGTACATTAGTAGCAGCCTCAGCAAATCAACCTAATATTACAAGTCTTGGTACATTGACAGGCTTAAATGTCAATGGTAATGTTAGTGCTAATTTTTATCTAGGTGATGGTGGATTCTTATCTAATATACCAGGTGCGGCAAATGGAACATCATTGATATCTATTCCTGTCGCTAATGGAAATGTCAATATCATAGCAGGCGGTGCGAACTCTCTAGTAGTAACGAACACAGGTGTAAATGTCGCCGGAACTATCAATGCATCAGGTAATGCTAACTTTACAAATATCGGTGCATCAGGACTCATAACTGCTACAGGAAATGTTACCGGTGGAAATCTAGTTACAGCAGGACGATTGAGTGTCACTGGTAATGCTAATGTAGGAAATTTAGGCGTAGGATTCATAACTGCTACTGGAAATATAAATGCAAATAATTTTGTTGGAGCAAATGCAAATCTTACTGGTACTGCAAATATTACAGGCAATGCTAATGTAGGCAATCTAGGTACAAATAGAGTTATTGCAACAGGTAATATTTCTGGTACGCAATTGATATCAAACATAGCAACAGGTACTGCTCCATTAGTTGTTACATCAACAACTCAAGTAGCCAATCTTAATGTTGCAACAGCAGGTACTGCTAATAGCGCAAATACAGTCAATGTAACAAGTGAACAAACCAGCGCAAATATTTTCTATATTGCTTTTACTAATACAGCAGGCAACAGTAGAACATTATATGTAGATGATAGTTCAAATGTCAATGGATTATATTATTATCCTGATCAGGGCGACTTGCGCGGTGGTTTCTTGACATTTAGGACATTTAGATATGGTGGTCAAGTAGTTGAGTGTAATCCTAACAATGAAAATAAGATAACATTTTGGGCGAATTCTGTCGCCAATATAATGGTGATTGAAAGTACATTAGTAAGTACTAGCAGACCATTAAAATTACCAACATATACTGTAGCAAATTTACCTAATGCAACTACATTAGGACAAGGTAGCAAAGCATTTGTAAGTGATGCAAACGCTACAACATTCCATGCTGTGGTAGGTGGTAGTGGTAGCAATTATGTTCCGGTATTCAGCGATGGTACCGATTGGCGAATAGGTTGATATAAATATAACATAACACCCTAGACTTGCGAGGTAGCACACTAGGGTCAACAATGCGAGGAAGCAGAGATGGCAAAATTCAGTCAAAACACGCTCAATCAAGTCGGTGGATTTGATGGGCAAGTACTAGCACAAGAACTAGTATATGGTCAAAAAGATTTCTGGAATCTAGTATGGAGCAACATCACTAGTTATCCAAGTGGTTGGCAGACAGGTACAACGGCAATCGATTTGACTGGAGCAACGATAGATGCAACTATCATACGCAGAGCCATCACAAACTTCCGTGATAGTCGTAGTGGATATGATTTCACGATCACAGACTATCCATTAGTCAGTCAGATCACTACAATCACAGCGACAACTACAAGCACAAATGTATTGACTTGTACAAGTACAGCAGAACTATTCATTGGTATGCCTGTGCAGTTCAAAGGTGTTGTGTTCGGTGGCGTAGCGATCAACACGACATACTATGTCAAAGAAGTCATAGACGCAACAAGTTTCACGATATCAGCAAGTCGCGGTGCAAGCCCAACATATACGCCAGGCGCAGTATTTGCATTATCAACTGCTACAGGCACTATGACTATGAATCGTATAGAAGCATTACCCATAAGTCTATCAATCACTAATCGTGTGAATGCTACAGGCAGTTTCACTATGGTCATTGATGAAGAGACATGGGCAACTATAGGTCGTGATAGTCTACAAGTCACATACTCAGGATTGCCAGGTGATCCAGACTTAGGCATCAATGCTACTGATCCTGCTTGTTTCACAGGTCGAATAAAAATAAGTTTCCCTGCTAGTGGTAGCACACCCGCATATGACGAAAGCATTTTCTTATTGTTCTTGGTAGCGTCTGACGGCGTATATAATTAAGGAGACATTGACATGGCAAATCAAGTAAGTGTTAATGGCTCAGGCGTAGTACAAGTAAACATAGAA